GGTCATCGTCTTTGCAGACTGCAAAGTACAAGGCGCGGTCAATGTTCGTGCCGGCCATGTAGACCTGCATCTGGGCGGCATGGACTGGCTTGGATTTCTCAACGCCGTGCTTGACCAGATCGTCAAACGATTTCTTGCTGTGCGTCTTGGCCTCGAAGATGTGCCGAGCCTTTGGCGCACCAGGGACGCCAGACTCAATGATGCCGTCCAGGCTGCCGGAGACATGCGAGCCAAAGTCAACCCGAGCCTGCTCGCCCTCGGTGCTGTGTATCTCAATCCCAATGCTTTTGAGGTCCGCCGCTATGGTGGCCTCCTCCAGCCGGCCCCGCCGAAACAAGCGCAGGATGCGACCAGGGAATGGCTCGCGCACCGCCCAGCGGAATGACAGCCACAGCCACCGATCACAGGCGTGGCCGAGTTGGCTGGCGCCAAGGTGCGGCCTGGGTAGCTCGACCTGGCGCTCGTGGGCGGCGTCGATGGCCGCGGCTACCTCGTCGGGGATTGGGATTGCACTCATTTGATGTGGCTCCAAGTCTCATAAGACAGCACCTTCTCAATGGTGCGTGGATGAACGCCGTACTTTTCCGCCAGTGCGGAATTGCTCAAGGTCTCGGCAATGTGGGCCAGCAGGTCTAGGCGGTTTTCCTTGGCCTGACGGATCTCCTGCACTTCTGCTGGCGTAAGTTTGCTATGCGTCAGGGCAACGCCCCGGCGGGCCATGGAGCGAGCGCGTGACAAGAACTCGGCTCGCTCTAGGACGTGATCGGGGCGGTGCTGGCGCATTAGGTAACCTCGGGCTCGGCAGGCTTGACCCAGGAGACCTCGCAGCCGTCGTAGTGCATTTCCACCATGTTGAGCTTGTGCTCTTGATAGTCAAAGTCCATTTGCTTGTTTGTCCACTCCAGAATTGCTTCTGTAATCTCTTCTTTGCTCAACTTGATAATCATGATATTTCCTATTTGGTTTGGATTGGAGCGTGACACCTGTCACGCCCCGTTGCTTTAGATCACTTCGCCCAAGGCGGCGCAGCCTTCGCGCCAGCAGCTGGTGCCGCGGGCTTGCTCGCCGCAGGCATTGCCCCGCCGGCGATGCCAGCAAAGTCTTTGACCTCGTTGCCCTCGCCGTACTGGTCGCTGCTGGTGATCGCCAGCTTGATCTTCAGCTGCCCGCCGATCAGTTGGTCGGTGTCGTTTACCTTCGCCAGGCCGATGGCCCGCATCAGGCTGTTAAGTTGCTGGCGGCCAATCTCCTCGGCCTTCGGATTCGGGTTGCTGATATTCAGGTTGCCAAAAATCGTGCGGCCTTGATGCGACGGTCCGGTAATGTCGTACTTCAGGCTGATGTATCGGCCCGTGCCGGCTTTGGTGTCTTTGACGGTCGCCTGCGTGATCGCCGCCGTGTACCAGCCGGCAGGCAGGGGCTCGAAAGACTTGCCCATGGGCAGGTCAGCAGCGACGAAGGTTTCTCCGAATGAGGCCATGATGTTTATTCCTTGGTGATTGAAAAAGACGGGCGGCCCGCCGTGGTGGTGATCGCACCCAGGAGAGGGCGCGTGATGGATTCGTCAGCAGACTTCCAGGCCGACGAATTGATTTCCGGTTTCCAGCGGAAAAGGGAGCCAAGATGCTCGGCCAAGCCGGCCTCGGCGGCGATTGCTTGGAGCTTGTCGCTGTCAATCTTGTGGTTCAGGCGGCCAGCAATCTTGACCGTGTAGCCTGCGTTCATGAAGGTCTTGGTGCCCTCCATGTCTTTGGCAATCTTGAACTGCTCGATCATGGCGTCTTCGACAACCCGGCGGGCCTCGGTTGCCAAGCGCTCGGCTTCCTTGCAAGCCAACCAGACGGCGATCATTTCGCACCGCCGATCTTGCTGATGATGTGATAAAGGTCTGGCGTTTCCCATGCAGAGAGCTTGCCGCTGCGATCTTTCGCCAGCCACAGGCCATCGCTGTCGCACATCAGTGCCCGTTGTGACACGCCCTCGGCGTCCTTCTCGACTCGGAGCGCCAAGACTTCGTCAAAGAAGTAGGGTAGCGCCTGGCCCGTCTTGTTACCCGGCATAGATGGCGAGTACAAGACGCGACCCATCTCGTCCTGCGTCTTCTCCAGCTTCGCGCTCATGTAGACGTGGCGGCCGGGCAAGTCGCGGAAGGCGCGGATAATGTCGGCCATCTGTTCTTGCATCGCGCCATAGGCTGCCCTCGGGTCTTTGTTGCTCTTCTTCTCGGCATTCAAGACCACCTCGGCAATCTCCGAGATGCTGTCCAGCGCCACGCTCTGGTAATCCTTGGCCTCGTGGCTGTCGCGCAGCCAGCTGTAGGCCTCCATGAGCGTGGCCATGGAGCTCACCTCGATGTATGGCAGGTTGGCATCCTGAATGCTCAAGAGCCCGCCCTCGGCGCTCAAGATGATTGGCGCTGGCAGGGTTGCCGCCAGGGTGGTCTTGCCTGCGCCTGCTTGGCCGTAGACAAGAATCTTGGCGCCGTTGGACGCCAATGATGCGGTGGTTTTTAGGTTGATGGCCATGTCAGTAGTTCTTGTTTTGAAGGCGGGAAACCCACGCTTGGCACTGCTCAAGCGTGCCGACAATCTCCGGATCATTGTGAAGAATCCGACAGGGTCTGATGATGAACTTGTCCTGCCTTGGCGACCAAATGACTTCAAACATCTTGCTCTCCTTGTTGCAGCACTCGTCGGGAGATCCGTTCAGTGCATGGATAGCATCCTACCCTATCTTTTCAAGTTGTGGTAAACTTTTTTTCGATCTTCACCAACTTTTTTTCAGGAGTACGCTTTATGATGACGATTGAGCAAGTCGTTGCCGCTCTGCAAGACCGCAAGGTTCGGGTCGTTGCAGCAGCGACAGGGCTGCACTACAGTACCGTTCTTGCCCTCCAGCGAGGTCGCAGCAAGCGGCCACGCATCACCGCGATACAGCGGTTGTCGACCTATCTATCCAAGGCTCCTCCGTATGCGTGATCCATTCAAGATTGATGGGCCTACTTGCATCAGCTTCAGCGGCGGGCGAACCAGTGCCTACATGCTTTGGCGGGTGTTGCAGAGCAATGGGGGGGCTACCAGATGAGGCGCTGGTTTGCTTTGCAAACACCGGCAAAGAAGAAGAGGCTACGCTACGCTTTGTGCAGGACTGCGCCGAGCACTGGGGCGTTCAGATTTCTTGGGTGGAGTACCGCAGCGATGCCCAAGGGTATGCGCTTGTGGACTTTGCCACAGCCAGCCGGGAAGGCGAGCCGTTTGAGGCCATCATTCGCAAGCGCAACTACTTGCCCAATCCCGTGACGCGGTTTTGTACGAGCGAACTGAAGATCAGAACCATGCACAAGTTCCAGCGGGTGCATTGGGAGCAGAAGGGCATGGCACAAAAAGACATGGAGTGGGATCAGTTCATTGGCATCAGGGCCGATGAGCAGCGCCGAGTCTCAAAGATTCGCGCTCGTGGACACAGCGCCGAGAGCAAGAACGAAATCATGTGCTTGCCACTTGCCGATGCTGGCGTGACGGTGCAAGATGTTGGTGCATTTTGGGAGGCGCAGCCTTTTAATCTTGGCTTGCCAACCTACAACGGGCGGACGTTGGCGGGCAACTGCGACCTATGCTTCCTGAAGCCTGCTTCGCAGGTGGCGAGCTTGATTCATGAGAAGCCGGAGCGTGCCATTTGGTGGGCCAAGATGGAGGCGTTGGCGTTGGCGTCCAAGCCAAGCGGCGCCGTCTTTCGCTCAGATCGAGCAAGCTATGCCGCCATGTTGCACAACGACGGCGCACAGATTGATTTCGTCACCGATGAAGAAGCGATCGCCTGCTTCTGTGGAGATTGAGAATTTATGGCAGACCTGACTAGCATCTTCGGCGGCGTCTACGCTCTCCCCGAGCCCAAGAGGGTAGAGCCACCAGACGAGCAGCTGCGGGAGGCGATGGTAGAAGCCGGCCTGGAGCCGCCAGAGGCGATCTACCTAGACGGCAAGCTGCACAGGTTCAACTCTGGCACCAAGGGCACGCCAGGCCACAGCAAGCCCGGTTGGTACGTAGCATTCGGCGATGGCGTACCGGCAGGCAGGTTCGGCTGCTGGCGGGCAGGCATCGAGCAAGCCTGGCAGGCAGAGATGGGCAGGAAGCTAACCATCGCGGAAGAAATGGCGCATACCCGGCGAATGGCCGAGGCCAAGGCGGCGCGAGAGGCCGAGCAGGAGCGCAGCCAGGCGGTTGCCGCCACCACGGTTGATGCGATCTGGACAGCAGGCGGTGCAGCGAGCGCCGATCATCCCTATCTAGCACGCAAGGGCATCGCACCCAACGGCGCCAGGATCACCGGCGACGGGCGGCTTATGGTGCCGCTGTACAGTGCCGAGGGTGATCTGGCCAGCGTGCAGTACATCGCAGCCGATGGCGAGAAACGTTATCACCCCGGCGGCGCTACTGGCGGCAAGTTCTGGATGCTTGGCGAGCCTGGATCAACGATCTACATCGCCGAGGGCTTCGCGACTGCTGCCACGATTCACCAAGCCACCGGCAAGGCGTGCGCAGTGGCGTACAGCGCCAGCAACTTGGTCCCAGTCACCGGAGCGCTTCGGGATCGGTTCGGCGCACAGCAGGACTTGGTTATCGTTGCCGACAATGATGCGAGTGGAGTCGGTCAAAGGTACGCCGAGCAGGCCAGCGCCAAATACGGCGCCAGGTCGGTGATGCCGCCCGCGGCCGGGGACGCCAACGATTACGTTCAGGCCGGCAACGATCTGGCGGCGCTGCTTGAGCCAGCGGTGAGCGACTGGCTTATGCCGGCAGATGAGTTCTCCCGCCAGCCTGCGCCGATTCGGTGGATGGTGAAGGGTTGGATTCAGCAGGCGGCGCTCATCATGATCCACGGCCCAAGCGGCGGCGGGAAGACCTTTGCGACGCTCGACTGGTGCCTGCGGATGGCACAGGGCCAGCCGGATTGGTTCGGCAACCGGGTCACGCCAGGGGCGATTGTCTACTTGGCGGGTGAGGGCCACCATGGCCTGCGCAGCCGGATAGCGGCCTGGAAGGAGCACCATGGGAATGGTCAGGCTCTTAATATGTATTTGAGCAAGAGCGGCTGCGATCTGGATACTCCAGAGGGCTACCGCAAGGTCTCCGAGCACATCCGGGCGCTCCCCATCAAGCCCGCCATCATCACGATAGATACCCTGCACCGCTTCAATTCCGGCGACGAGAATTCATCTCAGGACGCCAAGGCAATGTTAGATGCCTGCGCCATGTTAATGGCGGAATTCAATTGCACCATCATACTAGTCCACCATACTGGCGTATCTGAGGAGACCCAGCACAGGGCTCGGGGCTCGAGCGCCTGGCGCGGTGCGCTGGACATTGAGATCAGCATCGTGCCAGCCAAGGGCGACGCGCCGATGGAGATTATCCAGCGCAAGAGCAAGGATGCCGAGTTGGCGGCTACCTTATATGCTACGCTTGAGAAAGTGATTATTCCGGGTTGGTTTGATGAGGACGGCGAGCCGGTGACGAGCGCGGTGCTGGTGCAGGCGGGCGAGCCCACCAAGACCGCCAAACGCAAGCTGCGCAGCACCAACGCGAACGTGGCTTGGGAGGCGTTCAAGACGCTCAATGCCAGGCTGGTCGCTAGGCCGGAATGGAGGCAAGCGTTCGATGAACTGTCAGAGTTGGAGTCCACCAACAGCAAGA